ATCAGCAAGCGAGTAGGTGCTAGTGATGAAAATCAGCAATAACGGTATCGACTTCCTGAAGCGCCAAGAGGGTGAAAAGCTCTCCGCATACAAAGACACGCGCGGGATCCCCACGATTGGCGTCGGTCATACTGGCTTGGTTGATGGAAAGCCTGTTGCAATGGGTATGACCATCTCGAAAGAGAAATCATCCGACCTGCTGCGCTTTGATCTGCAGTGGACTGAGAGAGCTATCAACACGGCGAATGTCACGCTGAACCAGAATCAATACGACGCTCTTTGCAGTCTGGTGTTCAACATCGGCGCATCAGCATTCAACGGCTCGACACTGCTCAGAAAACTCAAGGCTGGCGATTATACAGGTGCTGCAGATCAGTTCCTGGCATGGAAACGAGCAGGCAACGATCCGGATATTCTCCTTCCGCGCAGGCAGCGTGAACGCTCGCTGTTTCTGTCATGACTTGGCCACTGAAACACTGGCAAGCTGCAATTGTCGCATTGGTGCTTGGACTCCTGACTTACTTCGCTATTAGCAACCAAGCGCTACGCCATGACAAAGAAGCACTGCAGAAAGAAAAGCAGCAGCTATCTGGCCAGCTGGAGTGGCAAAACAAAACACAGAAAGCAGTAGCTGATATCGATCTGCAGAGAACGCAGGAGCTTGAAGATGCGAAAAGTAAGATTGCTGATTTGCAGCGTGATGTTGCCACTGGCGCTCGCAAGCTGCGCATCTCCGCCTCATGCCAACCCTCCAAGCCCTCCGGCATGGATGATGCAGCCAGCCCCAGACTTACTGACGCCGCTCAACGGGATTATTTCACCCTCAGAGAGCGAATCGAAATAGCCAACAAGCAGATTTCCGGATTGCAGGATTACATCAATCGGGTCTGCTTGGCTAAATGAGGATGCATGGACAACGTAACCAAGCTTAACCTGATTAAGCCCGGCGAGACTGACCCAGCCATCGAGCATGACAAAGAGAAGATCCGGAGCATCCTGCTCGATGTTCTGGATAAGGTTGATACCGAAACGTTGCGCACGTTGGTGCTGGTCGCCATTACCGACGACGGCTCTGTAGTGCAAGGGCGTCATGTGCTCGGAAACTACCATTCTCTGCTAGGTGGACTAAGCCGTTCCGCCTACATCGTTAACCAACTGCTCGACGGAGTTAATAACGCCAGCGAGCAGGAATACTGATCTGACAGGAGGTGTTTATGCGGGAAGAGGAGCGTAAGCGACTTGAACCCATTAATCGCCTGCGGTAGCGGGGGCAGGCATCCGTTATCACCTGAAACAAACGCTAAATCACCAGAAGACCCAGGAGAAGAAAACCATGTTCACTTTGAAAATTATTACCGCCAATGGCAACGAAGTTATCCACGCTGCACAGGATCCAATCTTCCACCAGGACAGCAACACGATCACATTTCAGGGCTACGACAACCTGAGTAACTCGGTGACGCTTGGCGAAGGGCTTACGAGTGCGGGCGGTGATGTGGCCTATTTGATGGGCGAACGAGGCGCGACGCTGGCAACGTGGCGCTATCGCCCACCGGTACGCTGCGGCAATTCGCTGCAACCAATGGAATGCTAAGCGCATTACAGAAGCCCTTTACTGAAGGGGCTTCGATAATGGCTTTAACCAACAACTGGAGCCAATCATGGCAATTACAGAAATGACCGAAGAGCAGGCAATGAACCTCGAAGTGTTCAAACTGGTTCAGAGCGACACTGCTGCAGGTGAGAAAGCAATTACCTTCATCGGCGGAAACAAGCTCAAGTACGAGCTGTTCAAAGATGCATATACGCGCGTGCAAACAGAGCCAGGCGTCGTCGGTCGTGTAGACAAGGCCATCAAGATGGCAGAAGAAGCGCTCGGCCTGTTCGGTTAAGGAGAAAGCTATGCCACTGAAGAAAGGCAAGTCGAAAAAGGTCATCAGCGAGAACATCGCTACCGAAGTTAAAGCTGGCAAGCCACAATACCAAGCTATCGCCATTGCTATGAGCAAAGCAGGTAAAGGCAAGAAGAAACCAAAGAAAGGGGCTAAGTAATGGCAATCACATCCATGCAGACAGCAACCGCCGGTTCGGTAGCAAACCTGATTCCAGTGGTTAAGTCGCATATTGCAGCATCACGATTCCCTCAAGGCGGTTTGGTTGGCGTTCATGCTACTCCTACCAAGACTGAGTATTTCCAGGTTGTCGCCGCCGGTGGCACTGCAGCAACTGACTACGACATCGTGGTTAGCTCTGACCGTGCCGACTTCACTATTAAGTGCAACGCGAAGATCACCGCTGGCTTTCTGCCATTGGGCGACATGAGCGTTATCCAGTTAACCCCTGGCCGTATGGTTGAGTACGCTCAGGCATTCACTAAGGCTTAATTATGGCTCGCCCAACTAAGTACCAAGAGGCGTATGCCGAACAGGCTCGCAAGTTGTGCTTGTTGGGCTACACCGATGCAGAGCTTGCTGACTTCTTCGAAGTTAGTGAGGCAACAATCAATAACTGGAAACTAGAACATTCTGAGTTTTTAGAGTCCATAAAAAAAGGGAAGGCAATTGCTGATGGAAATGTCACCGATCGCCTTTACCAACGAGCCATGGGTTTCGTTGCTCCTGATGTAGATATCAGAGTTATTGATAGCAAGATAGTGGAAACGCCACTGGATAAATATTACCCACCCGATACCGCGGCGGCCATCTTCTGGCTTAAGAACCGGCAGAAGGATAAGTGGCGCGATAAGCAAGATCACGAAGTCACCGGCAAAGATGGCGGTGCTATCCAGATTGAAACCTCACCAATGAGTACGCTATTCGGAAAATGACAACAATTAACCCTATCTTTCAACCGTTCATAGAGGCGCATCGCTACAAAGTCGCCAAGGGCGGTCGAGGTAGCGGTAAGTCATGGGCAATAGCTAGGTTACTCATTGAGGCGGCAAGACGTCAGGCTGTGCGCATACTGTGTGCTCGTGAGTTGCAGAACAGTATCAGTGACTCAGTAATCAGATTGCTAGAGGACACGATAGAGCGAGAAGGTTACGCAGCAGAGTTCGAAATACAGCGCTCTATGATTCGGCATCTCGGCACTACCGCCGAGTTCATGTTCTACGGTATCAAGAACAACCCGACGAAGATTAAATCACTCGAAGGCATCGACATATGCTGGGTAGAAGAAGCCGAGGCGGTAACAAAGGAATCATGGGATATCCTCATCCCAACTATTCGTAAACCACACTCTGAGATATGGGTGAGCTTCAACCCGAAGAATATCCTTGACGATACCTATCAGCGTTTTGTTGTAGATCATCCAGATGATATATGCCTGCTGACGGTGAACTACACCGATAATCCGCACTTCCCTGAAGTTCTTCGCCTGGAGATGGAAGAGTGCAAGCGGCGCAATCCGACCCTCTATCGTCACATCTGGCTCGGTGAGCCGGTAAGTGCAAGTGATATGGCAATCATCAGTCGTGAATGGCTTGAAGCCGCTACAGATGCGCACAAGCGCCTGGGATGGAAAGCGAGAGGTGCGGTTATCGCAGCTCACGACCCATCAGACACGGGTCCGGATGCCAAAGGCTATGCAATGCGTCACGGTTCAGTGGTTAAGCGGATAGCTGAAGGCACTTTGATGGATGCCAATGAAGGCGCTGACTGGGCTGCTTATTTTGCAATCGGCGATAACGCAGATCACTTCCTGTTTGACGGTGACGGATTGGGAGCTGGCCTGCGCCGGCAAATAACAGATTCGTTCAGTGGCAAGAAAGTCACCGTTACGATGTTCAAGGGTAGCGAATCGCCATTCGATGAGGATGCACCATATCAAGCAGGAGCATGGGCTGATGAAGTAGTACAGGGCGACAATATCAGAACTATAGGTGATGTTTTCCGCAATAAGCGAGCGCAGTTCTACTACACGCTGGCTGACAGGCTTTATCTGACGTACCGCGCCGTCGAGCATGGTGAATACGCAGACCCTGACGAAATGCTGAGCTTCGATAAGGAGGCTATCGGCGAGAAGATGCTTGAGAAACTATTCGCAGAACTCACGCAGATACAGCGCAAATTTAATGGTAACGGCAAGCTCGAACTCATGACTAAGGTCGACATGAAGCAGAAGCTTGGCATTCCATCCCCTAACCTGGCAGACGCACTGATGATGTGCATGCACTGTCCGGCATTAGCTCCAGAAGAAACGGAAATCTACGTTCCCTCCTCAGCAAGTTGGTGATCATGGCAGAGACATTAGAGAAAAAACATGAGCGCGTCATGCTCAGGTTTGACCGCGCATATACGCCGCAGCAAGACGTGCGCGAAAAGTGCATTGAGGCTACGCGATTCGCTCGTGTCCCTGGCGGTCAATGGGAAGGAGCAACAGCAGCGGGAACCAAGCTTGACGACCAGTTCGAGAAATACCCGAAGTTCGAAATCAACAAGGTGGCCACTGAGCTTAACCGAATCATTGCCGAGTATCGGAACAACCGCATCACGGTGAAGTTTCGCCCTGGCGACCGAGAGGCAAGCGAAGAGCTGGCCAACAAGCTGAATGGCCTGTTCCGCGCTGACTACGAAGAAACAGATGGCGGTGAGGCTTGTGACAACGCATTTGATGATGCAGCGACCGGTGGTTTTGGCTGCTTCCGCCTGACATCAATGCTGGTCAATGAATACGACCCGATGGACGAGCGCCAGCGCATTGCCATTGAGCCGGTATACGACCCATCGCGATCAGTATGGTTTGACCCTGACGCGAAGAAGTACGACAAGTCAGACGCTCTTTGGGCGTTCTGCATGTATTCGCTCTCGCCTGAGAAGTACGAGGCTGAATACGGCAAGACTCCGCCGGCGTCACTCGATGTAACTACGATCTCCTCTTGGGAGTTTGACTGGTTCGAGCCAGAAGTCGTTTATATCGCCAAGTATTACGAAGTGCGCAAGGAGTCGGTGGATGTAATCAGCTACAAGCAGCCGCTGACTGGTGAAATCGCCACCTATGATAGCGACCAAATCGAAGACATCGAGGATGAGCTTGCTGAGGCGGGATTCGTAGAAGTTGCACGCCGTTCCGTGAAGCGTCGTCGCGTCTATGTGTCAGTGGTTGATGGCCAGAACTTCCTTGAGAAGCCGCGCCGCATTCCTGGTGAGCACATCCCGTTAATCCCAGTTTATGGCAAACGCTGGTTTATCGATGATATTGAGCGCGTTGAAGGTCACATTGCCAAAGCAATGGATCCTCAACGGCTCTACAACCTGCAGGTTTCGATGCTGGCAGACACTGCAGCTCAAGACCCAGGGCAGATTCCTATCGTCGGCATGGAGCAAATCAGAGGTCTCGAAAAACACTGGGAAGCGCGCAACAAGAAGCGCCCAGCATTCCTTCCTCTGCGCGAGGTAAAGGATAAGGCAGGGAACATCATCGCTGGGGCTACGCCAGCAGGATATACGCAGCCAGCAGTGATGAACCAGGCTCTGGCTGCATTACTGCAGCAGACCAGCGCAGACATTCAGGAAGTGACCGGCGGCAGCCAGGCAATGCAGCAGATGCCGAGCAACGTTGCGCAGGAAACTGTTAACAACCTGATGAACCGCGCAGACATGGCATCGTTTATCTACTTGGACAACATGGCGAAGAGCCTGAAGCGTGCCGGTGAAGTCTGGCTGTCTATGGCGCGAGAGGTTTACGGCTCAGAGCGTGAAGTTCGCGTGGTTAACGAAGACGGCACCGATGACATTGCTCTGATGAATGCGCAGGTCGTTGACCGCCAGACTGGCCGAGTGGTTGCGCTGAATGACCTATCTACGGGGCGCTATGACGTTACCGTTGATGTCGGTCCAAGCTATACGGCAAGGCGCGACGCTACGGTATCTGTTCTGACCAACGTCCTTAACTCTATGTTGCCAACCGATCCGCTTCGACCAGCTATCCAAGGAATCATCATGGATAACCTGGACGGAGAAGGGCTGGAAGACTTCAAAGAGTTTAACCGCAAGCAGCTTCTGACCTCTGGTATCGCTAAGCCGCGAAATCAGGAAGAGCAGCAGATCGTCCAGCAGGCGCAGATGGCAGCTCAGGGCCAGCCTAACCCTGAAATGGTTCTGGCACAGGCTCAGATGGTTGCGGCCGAGGCAGAGAACAAGAAGGCTGATAACGCGACGCGTGAAACCGTCATTAAGGCGTTCACGGCCCAGCAGGATGCTCAGGAAAGTCAGGCTAACGTTGTCTACAAGCTTTCTCAGGCACAGAACATCAACAAGAAAGGGGTTATGGATGCAATTCAGCTCCTGAACGACCTCCTTAAATCCCAGCAAGAACAAATCCCCACATCACCACAGTCACCGGCAGACTCAATGCCGAGTTAACCAGGAGTAATCAATGGAAAGCGAACTGATCATCGACGGTCAGGTTATTGACCTGTCTGAAAAACAGGAAGAAGCCGAAGAAGTAATCACTGAAGCAAAGGAAAATCCTGAGGATAAATCACAGGAAGAGCCAGAGCAGAAAGAGAAAAAGGCCGAAAGTGAACAGCCCGAAGAGCAGCCAGAGGATTACTCACTGCAAATCGGTGATGAAGAAATTAGCCTCAACCCTGAAGAAGACGATCACATTGATGGGCAGCCAGCACCTCAATGGGTGAAAGAGCTTCGCAAGGGCTTCAAAGAAACACAGAAAGAAAACCGGGAGCTACGCCGCCAGCTTGAGCAGATTCAATCCAAGCCAGCAGAAGCGCAGCAACCACAATCAGACGTTATTCCTCCAAAGCCGACTCTGGAGTCGTGCGAGTACGACGAAGCAGCGTTTGAGCAGGCGATGACTGATTGGCATGAGAAGAAGGGCCGTGCTGAGCAGGTTAAACAACAGCAACAACGTCAGCAGCAAGAATTGCAGCAACGACTAACAGAACGCCTTACGAAGCATCAGGAGCGAGCATCAAGGCTTCCGGTGAAAGACTATCGCGAGATGGAAGACATCGTTCGCCAGGAGATTCCGGTTATCCAACAGGAAATCCTGATTCATGCCGCCGACGAAGGTTCTGAGCTCGTTGCTTATGCACTGGGCAAGAACCAACAACTACGCCAGCGTGTAGCCGCTGAGACAGACCCAATTCGCGCAGCATTCCTCTTAGGCCAGATTAGCCAGCAAGTTAAGTTGGCACCGAAGCCTAAGAAAGCCATCAAGCCAGAGCCGGAGGTTCGTGGTGGCGGCGCTGATGCGAAACAAGATGATTTCAACAAACTCTGCCCCGGCGCTAAAATCGAATAAGGAACAGCTAAATGGCTACCAATGATTTAAACAGTAACGTCAGTCAAATCGTCCTGAAAAAATTCCTGCCTGGTTTCATGTCTGACCTGGTATTGGCAAAAACCGTAGACCGTCAATTGCTGGCCGGAGAAATCAACTCCAGCACTGGTGATAGCGTAAGCTTCAAGCGTCCGCATCAGTTCGCGTCAAAGCGAACCGCAACCGGTGACATTTCCGGCCAGGCAAAGAACAACCTGATCTCCGGTAAGGCAACTGGTCGCGTCGGCAACTACATCACCGTTGCCGTTGAATATGGTCAACTGGAAGAGGCTATCAAGCTTAACCAGTTGGACGAAATTCTTCAGCCAGTCCGTGAGCGAATTGTGACCGACCTTGAGACTGAGCTTGCCCAGTTCATGATGAACAACGGCGCATTGTCACTGGGGAGTCCAAACACCCCGATTAACAAGTGGTCAGATGTTGCACAGACTGCATCTCTCATGAAAGACCTCGGAATCAAAACCGGCGAGAACTATGCCGTCATGGACCCTTGGTCAGCTCAGCGCTTAGCAGACGCGCAATCCGGCCTGCATGGCAATGATCAGCTGATTCGCTCAGCCTGGGAAGATGCGCAAATTTCAGGCAACTTCGGCGGCATTCGCGCGCTGATGTCTAATGGCCTGGCATCCCGCTCGCAAGGTGCATTCGGTGGCACGCTGACAGTGCAAACAGCTCCGACCGTGACTTATAACGCGGTGAAAGACACCTATCAGTTCCAGGTAACACTGACCGGCGCAACTGCATCTGTAACTGGCTTCCTGAAAGCTGGCGATCAGATTAAGTTCACCAATACCTACTGGCTGCAGCAGCAGAGCAAGCAGGTTCTGTATAACGGTTCTGCACCTATCAGCTTCACTGCAACCGTTTTGTCCGATGCGAACTCCACCGCAGGCGGCGCGGTTACAGTTACGCTGTCCGGCGTTCCGATTTACGACACCACCAACCCACAATACAACGCCGTTAACCGTCAGGTTGCAGCGGGTGATGCGGTAACTGTAATCGGTACTGCAAGCCAGACCATGAAGCCGAACCTGTTCTACAACAAGTTCTTCTGCGGCCTGGGTACCATTCCTCTGCCAAAACTGAACAGCATCGATTCTGCAGTCGCAACTTACGAAGGCTTCTCTATCCGCGTACACAAATACTCGGACGGCGACGCTAACGTGCAGAAAATGCGTTTCGACCTGCTGCCAGCCTACGTGTGCTTCAACCCACACATGGGCGGCCAGTTCTTCGGTAATCCGTAATCAAGAGGGGCTTCGGCCCCTTTATTTTTGGAGGCGAAATGGATCGCATGAGCATCTTTATGGCTGCCGATAACGAAGTTGGCCATGTTCAGGCTGTAATCGCAGAGAAAGACTTCCCAATTTACGAAAAGCTCGGCTTTGTGGCTTCCGTTGACGACATAAGGCCGGTTGTTAAACGTGGGCGCAAGGCGGCTGACAATGGCAACGACTCTGACAAAGGGTGAGATCGTCTTATTCGCTCTCAGAAAACCCGCAGTAGCTTCAAACGCAACTCTAACTGATGTAGAGCCTCAATCGGTCGAGGATGCTATTCATGACCTCGAAGATATGATGGCCGAGTGGATGATCAATCCTGGTAACGTCGGTTATTTGTTCGCGGCGGATGGCGAGGAGCCGTTACCAGACGATGACTCTGGACTGCCGCGCAAATACAAGCATGCAGTTGGCTATCAGCTAATCCTCCGCATGCTGTCTGATTATGGCGTAGAGCCATCGCCTCAAGTTCTGACTAATGCTCAGCGTTCATATGACGCACTGCTGACTGACACACTCGTTGTTCCGTCGATGCGCCGTCGCGGAGATTTCCCGCTTGGGCAGGGCAACAAATACGACGTGTTTACCATCGACCGATATTACCCAGGCGATCTTCCGCCGATTGACGGCGACATTCCAAATCAGTAGGTGACACATGCCAATCCAAAAGCTGCCATTAGCCAAAGGCCTTGGCAAAGACTACCGCAATGCTGATTACGTCGATTTACTGCCAGTGAACATGCTGGCGACGCCGAAGGAAGTTCTGAATGCATCAGGGTATCTACGTTCTTTCCCCGGCTTAGCGAAGCGCTCTGACGTTTCTGGGGTGTCTCGCGGCGTGGAGTACAACACAGTAGAGAACATTCCCTATCGCGTAGCAGGAGAAAAGATTTACAAAGGAAGCTCAGAGCGCGGGAATGTTTCTGGAAGTCAGCGCGTAAGCATGGCACACAGCGCTACTAGTCAGGCGGCGGCAGCCAACGGCGTCATGACGCTTTATCGATACGATGGCACGAATAAAACCCTGCAGAACTGGCCACCCAACGTAGGTGGAACTGAATATGCTCAATACGACATTGGCAGTGTTAAAGATATCTGCCGGGCGCGTGGGCGCTATGTCTGGGTTAAGGATGGCACTCAGACCTTCGGCGTAACAGACCTGGAGGACGAATCTCACCCTGACCGATTCCGTCCATTCTATACGGCAGAGAGCCAGCCAGATGGCATTATTGGGTGTGGCGTGTGGCGTGATTTCGTTGTGATGTTTGGTAGCAGCACTATTGAGTATTTCTCTCTCACTGGAGCGGCAGACGCATCAGCCGCGATTTATGTCGCTCAACCATCATTGATGGTGCAGAAGGGTATTGCTGGTACTTATTGCAAGGCTGAATTCATGGACTCTTTCGCCTTCATTAGTCATCAGTCTACCGGTGCGCCATCAATCTACATTATCAATAACGGCCAAGCTTCGCAGATTGCCACCGCAACGGTGGAGAAAGTGTTGCGCGGCTACACGGCAGACGAACTGGCTACCGGCGTTCTGGAATCAATCAGGTTTGATAGCCATGAACTGCTGATCGTCCATCTTCCTCGCCACGTTCTGTGTTACGACGCCACAGCCAGCCAGAGTGGGCCGCAGTGGTGCATCCTGAAAACCGGTCTCTTCGACGACGTGCATCGCGCCATTGATTATGTGTTCCAAGGTAATCAGGTAACGGTGGGGGACAAGTTAGAGGCTGTCACCGGCGCGCTTAAATTTGACTCATCTGCTCAATACGACAAGCAGGCTGAACATCTGCTGTTTACCCCCATGTTCAAGGCTGATAAGGCCAGAGTGTTCGATTTTGAGCTCGAATCTGCAACAGGCGTGTCTCAATGGGCGGAACGTCTTTTTATCTCCGCGACAGTTGATGGCTCAAACTATGGTCGTGAGCAGATGGTCGATTACAACGCGCCATTCATCTACGACCAGCGAGCACTTTGGCTTAAGCTAGGATACGTACGGAAAAATATCGGTTTCAAAATTCGGGTTATTACACGATCTCCGGTGACCTTATCTGACTGCTCATTGAGGATTGAATAATGGCTGATGATGGATTGAAAGAGCCGGTAATCATCCAGGCAACACGCATCGACGCCACGCTCCTGCCTCGCAATATTTTCTCCCAACCTTATCTGCTTTACGTCATCCAGCAAGGCACCGATTTAGGAAACGTGGCCGGGAAGGCAAACGAAGCGGGGCAAGGAGCCTGGGATGCTCAGAAGAAGAATGATGAGCAGGATTTGGTGCTGGCAGACCACGAAACAAGGATAGAGGCAGCAGAGCAAACTCTCATCAACCATGAGCAAAGGATATCTGCGGCTGAAACTACCCTTGCTGACCATGAAGTCAGGTTAACCGCTGCGGAGGCAGAGCTTGCCAATCATGAGGCAAGGATTTCAGCCAATGAGGCCGAACTTGCTAACCACGAAACTCGCATAACCCAGAACACAACGGATATTGCAGGCCTGACTGTTCGCATGGTCACGGCCGAGAGCAATATCACGTCACTGCAAACCAATGTCGCCTCACTGACAACGCGAGTTACCACTGCAGAAGGCAATATCACCACTCTGCAGGGTAAGGTTTCTACTATCGAAACCAACTATGTATCCAAGGCTGTCTCAACGAGCCAATCGGTGCAGGCCTCTGGCGGTTCGTTCCTCGTAGGCAACATTGCAACGCCAACCGCTGACAAGCTTCAAGTGGGCGGAAGCGTTAACGCTGTTTCGTACAAAGTGTCGGGTGTTCAGGTTGTCGGAGCACAACGAACAGGTTGGACTGCAGCAACCGGCACGGCATACCGCGGAGCCTTCGACGCTAACCAGGCATGGACGATTGGCATTCTGGACATCGTTCAGATACAGCAGATCGCCAACTCCCTTACTCAGGCTCGGCAGCGCATTAAGGCGCTAGAGGATGACCTAAGGGCTCATGGGTTGATTAACTGATGATTGAATTCAAACCAACGCGGAACATCGACCTGATAGAGGCCGTCGGGAACCATCCCGATATCATCGCCGGTAGCAATAACGGTGACGGATTTGATTATCAACCAGGACATCGTTATTTCGAGGTGCATGTTCATGGCCAGTTCGGCGGCATCATCTACTTTCACGAAATCCAGCCACTGACCTTCGACTGCCATGCGATGTACCTGAAAGAGGTGCGAGGATTCAGTCAGAAAATCGGCTTGGCTTTCTGGCGATTCATTATGGCCAACTTCAACGTGCAATGCGTTACCTCATTCGCCGCGCGCAAATTCCGGCATGGTCAGATTTACTGCACGATGCTTGGCCTCAAGCGTGTCGGCACCATCAAGAAATACTTCAAAGGCGTTGATGACGTCACTTTCTATTCCGCTACTCGCGAAGAGCTGACGGAGTTCCTGGAA